ACCGGATTCTGTTAGGAACATGTGGGTCATTCGTGTTCCTTATGGTCTTGGCCTCGTGGGTGCTTGGAATCTAATTATCAAGTCCACACCTTATGCGCCTTACTGGGTGCTAGTCAATGATGATGCTCACTTTGAGCCAGGTGCTTTGGAGATTGTCGCTCGCGAGGTAGATACTCAAGCTCTTAACTTCCTTGATATTGTGCCTCAATGGTCGGCTGTTGTTTTTGGCGAGGGCATGATTGAAAAGGTCGGCTTGTATGACGAACGCTTCTATCCGCTTTATTTTGATGACAATGACCTAGAGCGCCGAGTGGATAAGGCTGAAGTGCCTAAGAAAACTATTCAGGCTAAGGTTCATCACGATAACTCAAGCACTCTCAAGGCTGGCTTTGAGCAAGCCAACAGCAATTCTTATCGCAACAATCAATACATCTATAACTGGAAAGAAGAAATGCAGGATTACACTCAAGGCGAGTGGTCGTTGGCAATCAGAAGGGCTAACCGATGGGATTGAGAGTTTATACAGGCGGATCGTTTGACCTTTATCATTGGGCGCATGCTGAGTTCCTAAAGCGATGCAAGCAACTAGCAGGGCCAGACGGTGAAGTTATCGTGTCGCTGAATACTGACGAATTTATCAAGGAATACAAAAAGAAAGGATTGGTGATGACTTATGAGGAAAGGCGTAGGGCGCTTCTTTCTTGTCGCTGGGTTGATGATGTCGTTGCCAATCTGGGTGGCGCTGACAGCAAAGTGGCTATTGAGTTAGTAAGACCTGACCTAATTGTTATCGGCTCGGACTGGGCTAGGAAAGATTATTACGCTCAGATGCAGTTTGATCAAGACTGGCTAGATGAGCGTGGCATTGGGCTTTGCTACATTCCTTACACTCAGGGCATTAGCTCGACAGACATCAAAACTCGGTTGCGGTTCGTGCAGTAAACTGGTCTTATGATTAGCAACGGTTACGCCACACTAGCGGAAGTCAAGGCTGCACTCCGCATCCAGGATTCAATAGATGATTCCTTATTGGAAATGGCTATCGAGTCGGCTTCTCGACTGGTTGATGCTTACTGTGCGCGTTCTTTCTACAATGCTGGAACTGCCTCACGCTACTTCGTTGCCGACAATGACTTCCTGACCAATATTGATGATGCAGTCACAATTACTGAAATTGCTACTGACACTTCTGCCGATGGAACTTACGATGTTGTGTGGCAGGGCGATGACTACCAACTAGAACCGCTAAATGGGCGTGTAGACGGTCTTGTATGGCCTTACAACGCCATTAGAGCCATTGGTTCATACACATTCCCAATCTGGGGTGGCGAGGCTCTTGTAAAGGTCACAGCAACTTGGGGTTTCTCAGCCGTTCCAACCGCTATCAAGCAAGCCACAATCATTCAGGCCAGCCGAATCTTCAAACGCCTAGACTCACCTCTTGGTGTGCTATCAAGCCCAGACCTCGGCTTTATTCGTGTCGGTTCACGCCTTGATCCAGATGTTTCTCAACTGGTTGATTCTTACAGGATTGTGAAGTTCGCATAGTGGCTTCGATTACCGCTATCCGCTCAGGTCTGGCAACTAACCTAGGAACAATTACAGGGCTACGCTCTGGGGCAACAATTCCCGACAATGTGAACCCACCTTATGCGATTATCGCACCTTCATCTGTGGACTATCACCGAGCTTTCAACAACGCTCTTTCAACTTACAATTTCACAATTACTTTGGTCGTTGGCCGGGTATCAGAGCGCACCGCTCAAAATAATCTTGATGCCTACTGTTCGCCAACTGGTAGCAGTAGCATTAGGGTAGCGATTGAATCAGACAAGACTCTTGGTGGGGTTGCCTTTGATACAATAGTTACAGGCATGAGAAACTACGGCTCAGTCACCATCGGTGAGAACACTTATCTTGCCGCTGAATTCGATATCGCTGTGCAAGCAGACTAAACAAAAGGAAAATCACAATGGCAAAAACTGTTGTAACTAGCCGTTATGTGTCAATCGGCACAGCGGATGTATCATCAGCCCTTTCAGGTGCATCTCTTGAGATCACCGTTGAAGAAGTAGACAAGACCTCTCTAGGTTCAGCCGGATGGCGTGAAGTAGCAGCCGGTCTAAAGTCTGGTTCTGTAACCCTAAACTTCCAGCAAGACTTTGGTGTTGGCGGAGTAGATTCTTTGCTTTACCCACTAATCGGAACTGAAGCGACTGTAACCATTCGCTCAAGCTCTGCAACCGTTTCAGCAACCAACCCTTCATACTCAGCAGTTGTGCTTGTATCTCAATACACACCTATTGCTGGTGCTGTTGGTGACCTTGCAACTTTCGATGTTACTTTCCCAACCGTGGGCGCTGTATCTCGCGCAACCGCATAAGGATAAAAAATGAAAATTAACCTACGCATCCTCTTCCTTGATGGCAACGCTAAGGAAATCACCTGCTCCGCTTCAGACCTTGTAAAGTTTGAGGATAAGTTCAACATTTCAGTTAGCCGTATCCAGGAAGAAGTGAGAATCACTCACCTTCTTTTCTTGGCTTGGGCTTCAGAGAATCGCACTAAGGCAACAGCCCTAGACTTCGATGCTTGGACTGAAACTGTTGAATCAGTTGGAGCGAGTGAACTAGACCCAAAATAACAGGGCTTGGCGATTCATCAAGTCATTGGTATATCGCCAGCCTTGCTGTTGAAACAGGCATCGCACCTTCAGCTCTTATGCAAGAGTCAGATCGTATGTTGTGGACTATGGGTAGATACCTTATCTACCGAGCGCAACAGATGAGCAAGTAGAAAACCCCCGACTACGCATCGGGGGCTTTTCGCTTCTAAGGTAGAATTGAGATTATGGCTAAGGATGATGTTGTGCAGTTTTATGGTGTGAAAGAAACCATCAAACTTATGCGCCAAGTTGAGCCTGAAATGCTGAAGGATCTCCGTAAAAGTGTTAGAGCTATTGCTCAACCAGCAGTATCAGCAATCAAATCAAACTCACCTAAAGTTTCTCCTATTTCTGGTATGTCTGGTGCTGGTCGAACTGCCTACACAATTCCAAAGGTAAATCTTAGAATCACACCAAGTCAAAAGTCTTACGGCTTTGGTTCAACTACTTCAAACCTTGTAGCAATCACCGCTACTGGTTCAGGCAAACAATATGGTTTTGACATTGCTGACATGGCAGGTCGAGCTAATAATCCTGGTAAATACAGCCAAACTAGACCGTTCGTAGACCCTAGAACTGGTCAGACAGTTCGCCGAAAAATAAACGGACAGGGCGAAAAGATGATTTCTATGCTTCAGTCTAGAAGTGGCAAATCGGCATCTAGGTATGTATACAAGAGCATTGAAGATAAACTTCCGGCAATTAGGGTCGAGGTTGCTAGAACCCTAGATAGAACTATTGGCGAGTTCAATAGAAAGTTGAGGCGAATCTAATGTCAATCAAGGCGATAATTGCTACCCAGTTCGATGCATCTGGAATTAAAAGAGCAGAGAAAGCTTTTGGCAGTCTATCTAAAAGTATTAAAAGTAGCGTTGGCGCTATTGGTGTTGGTTTTGGTGTTGCGGCCCTTACTAAGCAACTCCTGGATGCTTCTAAGGCAGCGGTTGAGGACAGCAAGAGCCAGGCTTTACTTGCGAACCAACTAAAAAACACCACAGGTGCTACTGATGCCGCTATTGCTGGAACTGAGCAATTTATTAGTGCATTGGAACTTCAAACCTCTATCGCTGATGATTTACTACGCCCAGCCCTTTCTAAACTTGTTCTCGCAACTGGTTCAGTAGATCAGGCTCAGAAACTTCTAGCACTTTCAACAGACATTGCTGCTGGAACTGGTAAAGACCTAAGCGCCGTATCTACTGCCGTTGGCAAGGCTGCTGCTGGTCAAACAACTGCCCTATTCCGTCTTATTCCTAGCCTCAAAGGTTCTAGCGACTGGGCTGGCGAGGCTGCTATTCAGTTTGACGGTATGGCTGAAGCCGCAGCAAACAATGACCCATTCTTACGCCTAGAAACTATTTTTGGCAGAGTCCAAGAAGAAATCGGTATGCGCTTATTGCCAGAGCTAAACAACCTGGCTGATTACTTCGCTAGTCCGGCTGGTCAAAAAGAACTTGCCGGCTATGCTGCTCTAATCAAACAACTGGCTGAAGTCTTTATCTTTGTTGGCACAACTGTTGCCGAATTCTTGGCAGGTTTCAAGGTTGTTGGTGCTGCCTTTGGAAAACTGTTCTCAAGTGACTTTGCTGGCTTCATCGAGCTAATGAATAGCCGAGGCATGGTTGATGCTTTGGCAAAACTGGACAGCATTGGCACAACTGCTGCTAGTTCGGCAAATACTCAAATTAGCGCATCTGGTATTACCGTTGGTGGCTCGAGAACAACTGGCAAGACTGGCACTCCTAAAAAGACTAAAGCCCAGATTGCTGCTGAAAAGGCTGAGGCCGCCTATAAAAAGGCTCTTGCTGATTTAGCCTCATTCCAAGAAGAACTAAAGGGAATGAATGACTTTAGTGGGCTAACCACTATGACAAGGGAACTTGGTCAATTCCAGCAATCTGTTATTGATACTTTTGACGGCATCAATAAGAAAATTGCTGAGGGCTTGGCTAACAAGACAATCAGCACAAAGGGCTTAGACAAACTTCGCTCTTTCCTAAAGGCTCAACAGGCACTTCTAGAGGAGAACGCTCGCCAGCGTGATGCAATCATTGAAAAGCGTTCGCTTGCTCAAACCCTTATCAATGATGTAAATGGGGCGCTCAAAGGCACAGGCAACCTAGCCAGTTTGTTAGAAACACAAACAAAGCAGGTCACAACCTCGGTAACCAAGATTGTGGATGGCTTTGCTGTCACAACCAAGCGAACCGTAGATGAGGTTGTTGGTGGCAAGGGTGTTGTTAGCAAACTGAAGGAAGTTGTTGCTAAGACTAAAGCCTTTGCTGCTCAACTAACAAGCCTCAAGGCTGCTGGTCTAGCACCTGATCTGTTCAAGCAAATTGTGGATGCTGGCCCTGATGTAGGTGGCCAGTTAGCAACAGAAATTCTTGCTGGTGGTGCTGACTCTGTAACAGCCCTAAATGACACCTTCAAAGAGCTAGAAACCGTTTCTGCACAGGTAGCCGAGCAGACTGCTGTTGTGATGTATAACAACGGTGTAGAGGTCGCTGGTGGTCTTGTAAACGGTCTGCTATCTCAAGAGCAAGCCCTTGTAGATGCTGCTAAGACTTTGGCTGATGCGTTCAATGCCGCTTACCAAGCTCAAATTATGCAACTAACCGTTCCAGATGCTCCAACTGTAACCCCAAAGGTTTCATCAAACACCAAGATTATTTCACCAAAGGTCACAATCAAGGCAAGCCCTTCAACAAAGGCAGATGCTCAAAAGGTTGTATCCGCTGTAAACAAGTTCTATTCAACTAACACCGGTGCGAAAGTTGCTTCTGGAAAGTTCGTGTTCTAGTGCCTAACCAGTTAGTAGAAATTGGATTCGATCAGGTTATTCCTGGTGGAAACTGGTTTACCCTTGATGACCCAGTAAAAGGTGTGCTGGATAATACTTCTTACCCTCTGGCTGGCTTCGCTTACTACGACATCACCGACTATGTGACAGACATTCAGGTTACTCGCGGTAAGTCTGATGACATTGACAGCATCTCCGCTGGTGAGCTTGTGGTGCAACTAAATAACCGCACTCGCGCCTTTGACCCAACCTATGAGGCTGGGCCTTTCTATGGCAATATCCTGCCTAAGCGCCTAGTCCGATATTCGGCTAACAATGTGCAGCAGTATCAAGGTGTTATTGATGACTGGAACTTGGAATACACCCCAGACGGCGATGCGATTGCTTCCTTTATTTGCTCTGACGGTTTCGTATACCTAAACAACCAGACTCTAGGGGCAGGAACAGCCACAGCCCAACTAGCCGGTGCAAGAATCAATGAAATCCTAGACTCCGAGTTTGTTCAATGGCCAGCAACAG